CGATCTAGAATATTCAGTCTCATGCCATTACCCCAATCTCACTGGATATTGTTTGCGCTTGCGAACCTTTGAGGTCAGCATTTGCACCTGTCCCTCTAGGCTTTCGATTCCTGCGCGAACTTCTCTGAGGTTTGCCTCAATCTGCTTGCGCTGATCTTCATCTTCCACGGTTGCGCCCTCTTGCAAGATGCGCGTCTCCGCGTCGTAATAGTTTTGCAGACGCCTCTCAAGCGTATCTATTAAAGCCATCGCGCTCGGTCTCCGCTTTGTTTCGCCCTGCGGCGTCGCTGTTGTTTAGGTTTCAATGAATGTTCGCCCTTCTCGCTCACGTTGCTGTTTCCGCCATCAATCGGACGCGCCCACAACGGACACTTGTCAAATTCCATGGCGAATACGCCCAAGTGATACATGGCCGCAAACAGGTATTGAGCATGGTCAAAGTTTTCATTGGCTTTGTTGGGTTGCTTTTCCCAGCGGCCATAGTCGTCAATGTCTTCACTGAGCAATGACTCATACCATTCACGTGTCGCCCAGCCGAGTGGCGAACGGAACGACAAACGCTCGTCCGTCCCTTCGGTTTTCAGTGAGGTGTAAACGGTATTTTTCAGCACGTTGGTGTTGAGGTTGAGCAGTGGGATATCTTGACGGGCGGCATAGGGGTGATCTTTTTCCGAGTTCGGAAACGTCACCTTAGTCCAACCATCGTGATAGTTATCTTTAAACGCTCTCGGGTTACCCTTGAGCAGCATGAATCGGACATCAACTTCTTTTCGTTGTAGATAACGAACAAAGTTATAGGCGTTAAACGTCGTGTTACCTTCACCGTTATCGTCAGCAGAACCACCCGAGTCACACAAGGTGAACGCCGGAATGATGGTTTTTTCATGCCCGGCTATCTTGTATTCCTTGAGCATCACTTGCTCGTAAATACAGATCCAATCTTCGGGGTAAACGTGCGGTTTGATTCGCTGAGCAACGTCCGCCACTTCACGATTTGGGTTAACAAGAATCTGAAAGCTATCGATTGGTTGCCACTGTAAGAACTCGTTGACTGCGGTCACCTGAACATCAAAGCGAGAGTTTGCACCGCCCTGAACGTCCACCGTGGCAATCAAGAATCGCGTATCCTCCGGCACTACCCCTTGAGGCAATGCGTTCGGGTTCTGTCTTTCCATCAAAATATCGATGGTGAGATCCGTTTCACGAAGCTTCGGCACATACGGACGGCCGCGAGTGGTGTTCGTGTATGCCTGCAATTTCGACTCATCCCCTGTGCGCTCATAGTGTGCGAGCGCGGAATGGTACTCGGCCATCATCCCTTCCCACGTGTTAAACGCGGCCACCACACCATCAAAGTGAAACGATGCTAGGGTGGTTTTTGGATGTTCAACGGGCTGTCGGTTTCCGGCTTCGTCCACTTCGTTCGGGAACATGTACGCCCCCACCAAGTGGCGGCGCTGGTGAAAGTGAATTTCATGGCCACAATGCGGACAGCGAACGAACGGTTTGACGTCTTGCTCAGGGTCATACACCAGATAGTCTTGGCTGGCCATGAACCAGTGCTCCGCGTCTGGACATTGCCAGTAATACACCTTTCGAGTGCCATCATTGAACAAGCCAGCAATGCCCGAGGCGCGCGGCAGTTCGTGTGGTTTAAGGTTGCTTTGGTCTTTTACAGGCATTCGAGAGGGTGAGCTTTCAGCAATACACTTGCCAGCGGAGCCGCTTTGCAATGTCCGCTTAAGGCCACGGTGAAACTTTGAACCTTCACTGTCACCCGCGCCCGTACCGTCATCCGGCGAGCGGTCATAGTCGGTGATGATCACCAATCCGTAACCCAACGCCGAAAAGGCGTCGTTGGTTCCGCTTCGGAAATACACCCTTGCATCATTACGAAACACACGTTCAACAATGCCTTGGTCATGCGCTCGGTGAGTGATGAGTTTTTTCAGTGGCTCGGTGGCTTTCACCATCCGGCTGTATTCTTTTTTGCTGTAGGTTTGCGCCGTGGTTTCAGTCGCAAAGGCTATCAAGATATCCGTGGGCTGTTGCCAAGCACGATAGAAGGTCACGCCCTCAATAAACGATTTTGACTTGGCCGAACGCGCCGCCGCCGCCATGATTACGCCTGCATAACGGCGATCAAAACAAGCCAAGATAGGCTCAATCATGTACGGCACAATGTCAGTACGAAACTTCGTTACCCCTGACGTGTCAGAGATATAAAGATATTTTTCTATCGCTTCAACGATGCCGATATCTTCTAGGTCAATCACTTCAATGGATTTACTAATCAGACTCCGACATGGCATATATTCGCTGTTCAGCATCGTCAGCCATCTCCTGTGCATCCATCATTAAACTTCGCACCTCTCGGCGACAAAACTCATCCAGTTCGGCAGCTTGTTCACGGGTGAAGTGCTCACAAATTTTTTCCACTTCGGTGGGGACTTTCTGCATGAGGCGGTTAACTCGGGAAAACACCGCGCCAACCACAGCAATGACGGATTCCGCCTCGGTTAACAATCCCGCTTCGGTTTTGCGTTTTTGCTGTGCTCCAAGGGCTTGCTGATAGGCGTGAAACTGTTTCATATCTCCTTCAAACTCTTGCTTAATGCTGCCAATGAGTTTGAGTTCCTGAGATTCAAATGTGTTTCTATCCGTTCGAACGGCGTGCTTAACCCTCATCAAACACGGGGCAAGATCGCGCGCTTCAAACCATTGCGTTTTCCCTTTGGTTTTAATGGGCTGTAAGTTGTGAGCTTTGATGGCCTTGGCCACCGTATTTCGTGACACCTCGAAATATTCCGCCGCTTCTGTTGCATTGAGAGGCAGTGAGATCTGTTTTGAGGCCATAGAACCTCCTAACAATTAACGAAACGCCCCAATATAGGGGCGCTTGATTAAGTGCTACGCGGCATGAATGCTCGGAGAATAATTCTCCCAATAACGGCTGATTAGTTGAGCCTGCCTGTCCGAGCAACGTGGGATAACATCCACATTGGCCATGAACCAAGCCGCCGCCACAATCAGTGATAATTCAGGACACGTTGGCAGGGATTGAAACTGAATTCGTTCTAACGCTAAGCCTGTTTCTTTAAAGATGCGCTTGCTAAAACGACTGAATTGGTGATGGCGTTGCATCTGCATCCAAAGCGAATAGCTCACCGAACACACACCGCCGTGCTCACTCTTCGACTGTCCGGCGTTGGATTGCTTCAACACCAGCTCCCAAAGTAAGCGCCCGAGGGCTTTCGAACCAAACACGTTTTTGCCTACGGCGTGACATTGCGTTTTTAGGATGTCGGGAGAGAGTGAACCGTGCATGCTTTACCCCTTGAGAGCTTTCCATTGTTGTGAAAGAAACTTGGCCAACTGGATGTATCCGAGGCCACTGCCAATCCCAAACACCATAAACCACGCCACGCTCAACCCCTGCCCTAGTCCCGCCCAATAGGCAAGACCACACGAGGCAATGGCGAGCAGGCACTCCGCAAAAAATGCGCGGGGTTTGATTACTTCTGTTTCCTTCAGATACTTCCCAAAGTACGCAGCCATAAAGAAAAATGTAAAAGTAACTGCGGTGGTTAGTTCGTCTTTGGCCATATATACCACCCATAAAAAAGCCCCACTCGGTGAGCGGGGCAAACATAAAAATAAATAACGGGGTCACCAGTAAAGGCGCATAAAAAAACCGCCTTTCGGCGGCTTGGCACTTTACGAGCTGATATCCTAAGAAGGTGAAACATTTCTCAAGATGGCAAAAAGGTATCAAAGCATGTACGAGTTGTAAATAGTAAAAGTTAAGTTTAGTTAACTTTTATCTATACCTCGGCTCCCCTGCGGCACTTAGCATGGCATCGAGCGCCTTTTCATCCAAAATCAACAAATGTGTATTTACCGTCTCAGAGGCTTTTCTGTACGTATTAACGAACGTTGATCGATTGATGTTTAACTCTGCAATAATGTCCTTTTGCATCAACTCAACAAACTGACGACGAGAAACCACCCACGTGGTGACCAGCTGCCTAAGTCGCTTTTTCTTTTCTGGTCGGCCTGAGAGAAATTCCAGTTCACCCAATGAAATCTCAATCAAGTCTTTGGCCAGCTGTGGGCTGTTCGTTTCGCCATATCGATATTTGAGCCACTTCTGATAGTGGCTTGGCAACGTTTTTAAAAGGTTTAACAACTTAAGGTGTATGAAGATATTTTGTGAACAGTTTTCTTTTGACGTTCCTCTTGGGCGAGTTTGTTGCGTATTCATGGCGTTTGCGATGTGTGCATACCCAGTGGTATTGACCACCCCTGTATTATCGTATGCGCCGCATGTGGTTTTCGTGTAATCAGCAAACGCTTCCATGAGTAAATCTCTCATCATTTCTCGTTGCTGCTCTGAGTACATAAACCACCTAACATCTTGTCAATTTCTTCCAGATCGCGAATTTTCCCTGTTGCGCCCGTTCCGGCATGAATGCGCTGTATTTCTTCAATCAGCACGCCAATGAGATTCAGTGACGCATCAATTTGCGCGTTGGCGGCGTCAAGCTCGTCATTCTCATCGTAAACACCATCATGAGCGGGGGTTGAGTTCTTCACCAACGAAGAGAAACCATTGTAAATCATGGCCGTATTAGCCGTGACAGCGTTCACCCCTTTGATCACTGGCAAGGTGTGAAGGTAGCCGGAAACCGCCGCCAATTCCGAGTCAAGCGGCGCGCGGACTTCGGGCGGCAAAGCGTTAATCCAAGCCCATTTCCAAGTGAGAGGGAAAGGTTGTTTATAGGTCATGATCACGCTTACGCGCTGGCATAACTTTGAGTGCCATTTTTCCCACCCTTCGGCGGATTCCGGCTCTTGTTGCTCTATTTTTGGAGCGAGCATCTGAGTGGCAAACATTGCCTGAGTGTAATTGCTGTTTTGCAACCATTCTCGGGTTGCTTCAATGATTATTTGATCTTCTCTTGGATATCCCATGCCAACCGAACCTTTAAGCCTAAAAACCAACCAATTGTACACTATAATTAACATTAGATAATAATTTATTAAAAACGTTCATCATGAGTTACATGTACCCCAATCTCACAGCCGTGAGGTTAACATTCATAAAGAAAATAAAGATAATGTAAATAAAACAAAACAAAACAAAACAAAACAAAACAAATTAAAAAATAAAAACGGGACAACAACATGACTAAATTCAAAATAAATGATTTATTTCGGGAAATCAGGAAGTCAAAAAAGTTCCAACAAGATGATTTCCAAGAGATTTTAAGTAGGCCTTGGGTTTCACGATTTGAACAAGGGCATGTTGAACTGTCTGCGAATAAGTTTTTTGCCTGCCTTGAAAAGATGGGCGTAACATATGCGGATGCAATCGCCGCCTGGACAAAATTAGATTCGCCAGAAACAAGAACGCTTCTGCCTGAGTATGAATGGTCAGCATTACGCTCAAAGCGCAGAACGCCAATATCTTACGAGGCATTCCCAAAAGGCGCGAGCAAATACGCATTTGTGCTTGAAGTTAAAGATGACTCTATGATCAGCCCTAACTCCGCGTTTCCGATTGGAAGTAAAATTATTGTTGAGCCAACCACAGTGGCCAAAGATGGTGAATTGGTTATTGTTGGAAAAGGTTACCGATATTATTTCCGTCGTTGGGCGGCAGGATTTGCGCTGGCTGACAATGAGAGCTACGAACCGATTGACGAATGTATGGTGGTTGGTCGGGTAATTGGGGCGTTATGGAGTACCAGATTTGATAAATAATAAAAACATTTTATAAGCAGCTTATGCACACAAACAGTGGATAAAAAAGGGGGCGATTTCCGCCCCTTTGTTAACTGAAATTATCTTCACCAATTTCTGACCACTTGTCATCTTCAGGCTCTATTTCACACATCAGCTTTTTAAGCTTTTCCAATTCGGAAATAGATCCATTAAGGACGGCTTTAACTTCCATCGTCTGCCCTTTTTTCTCTTCATGTAACTCAGAAATCCTACTGGTAATGTAAGTTAATGTATTGAAACTCATAGCCGATTACTCTTAATGCTTTATCTCATTTACTAAAGACTCTAGCTTTCTCTGTTTATCCGCACTAAGGTGCGGCATAACTTGTGGTGCAATAGACAAAATTAGCTCTCTTATTTGCTGATCTCTGCTCTCACCATCAAACATCAGAGCAACGACTAACCCAGTAAGTAACTGATAAGATGCTGTTCCGTCAGGGCGGCTAATTTCATCAATAGCAACATTAGCGTGCTGCAATGCAACATCTTCATCAATGCCTTGCTCAAGTGATTTCGTAATTATTAATTTCTTAATATTTTCTAATGCTTCTCTATCCACTAAATTCCCTCCTATTGCAAGTCACGCTCTAGCGATTCGAGTAACGCTTGGCACATATAACCACTAAGCGAGATTCTATCGCCGTTCTTTAGCTTCGTGATGCCCTGCGCTTTCATTCTCATTTTTAACTGAGCAAAATCAATGTTCACTTGATCAGGAATGTTTCTCACCAATAGCTCAAACGTTTCGTTAGATTTTGGCTTTTCCTGCACATCCTTAAGAGGTGCTGTCTGTGTTGCTACGATTGGACGCTTTGCCATGCCTTACCATCCTTTGATATCTTTATATATAGATATAATGATTTAATTTTATATTAATATCAATCTATCTTGATGTATTTTGCTAGTGCTCTGAACTTGGCCGCAATCGAGCCGGACATCACCGCCGCGCCTTTGTACTGCGCCGTTGGAATTTTAGTGGAATGCGGAATAATGACTGGGGCAAGCTCTAGGTGATCGAGAGTGTCAACAAAGTCATGCATGGTTGAGAAATCCGAACGTGCATGATGCACACCAGAAATGACCACCTTGGCCACCAATTTCTCATTAACCATTTTTGATACTTCGGCCATGGTCATGTTGAAATGTCTCAAGCCAAACTGTTCTGTTGGGTCGTCATTTGACGGGGTGATCACAACATCCGATTGACTAATGGCCACCCGAGTGAAATCTGAGTCAAAGCCACCACAATCGATCAGGATGTTTTTTCCTTCATCCGTCCAGTTGATAATATCTTGAGTTGTTTTTGGGATGCGCACCTCAATCGGACTACCCGCAAGATCTAACAAACTCTTAAGAGCTTGGTACTTGTCCAAGTCCACAACATAGTCAAGATTGAGGTGGGGGATTAGGTTGATGGCGGTTGCCGTCTTTTTCGAACCGCCTTTTACATTAGCTACTGTATAAACTGCCATGGTCTCACCTTAAAGATAAAATGATATCAATAAATCATTTTATCTTTATAGCAATTTATATTTATATTGTCATGGCTCGATTGCAGAAAATCAGCACTGCCTCTCACTGCGGCATTTCTTGCAGTGAGTGCGCAAGCCGTCAAAGCTGGCCTCTTGTTCGCCAAACTCAGAGATAGGCAGCTCACGCCAGCATTTTTTGCACTTCTTGAAGTTCATCAAATGGATCACCCTGTCACGAGCGACAATGCTCCTAGGGTGATCGAGAAGGTTTTGCACTGCCTCACGCAGTTGCTGATAACGTCTATCCATTTCAACCTCAAATTATCTCGCCAGCGCCGCCACCTCGTTATCGAGCGCGCGTTGCTTTTGCTCTTTCACGTATCCCGCCAAAATTCTTTGAACCACAAGCTCACGCGGCAAATGGCTAAGCGCATAATCCAACTGCTCTCGGTCAAAACCTTCAAGCCATTTTCTGGTGCTGGCGTCTACAAAGTCAGGCCATAGAATATCATTATTTTGGTGGTCGTTTTCCGGCTTTTCCTGTAAGGCTTTAATGTGCTGACTATCTTGCAAAGCTCTGCGAACGATTCGGATATTACAGGCAAGAGGTTTCCCCTGCTTGCTAATGTCGTTAATAAACCCATATAGGGCATCTGATAAATTAGAATGATCGATAATGTCTAACTGTTCACAAGCCGTTACCACCTTTTCAGCCAACAACGAACCATTCGACTCAGGCAATAAATTTTCACACCACTCAGCAACAGCCATTAATAGACCGCCTTTGCTTTCACTTTTCTGAGGCTCGACCATATCAGGGCAAGTGATCGAGACAAGCGCCGCTTTCACTTGTGCAAAATCATAATGACCTAGTTCACCAAACATCTTGTGCAGTTCAGCCAGTAGCGTTTCGTAAGACTCCGAAATGTGGCCACTCTCCGTGTCCATTCTCAACATGTCCAGATTCATTGGTGAAGCAAAACCGAAAAACTTTTTAATTTGGTGGTCGGTTTCCGTCTCGTTGGCTGATTCAATCAAATCCATCTGGCCAGCGGCGGAAGCATCAGGGCGAATCATCTTATCCATTCTCATGCCAGTACGGCGGAACCATTCCTCATCATTCAGATCACCCGACAGTTTCGGAATGAGAGGGAACAGTGACTCAAACCCTTCCAGCTCACCGCAACGATAAGCAAGGGCGGCGGCTCGCTCAAGGCGGTCATTTGGTTTTTCGATGTGGCCAGCCTTCGCCCACTTCACATACTGCTTAAGTTGGGTCGCACCATAACCAAGCAAGCTGGCCAAGTCGGCTGGGTAGATTTCCTGACGGGTCGAACTGCTCAACCCATCCTGAAGCATAAGAACTATATTTTTGTTGCTCATTTGTTAACTCTCATTCGCTGTGGTGGTTTCGGAAAGATATTGAGCCAAAAGTTAACTATACGCAACATTAAAGAGGTCGCTTTCCGCCTCAATGTGATTGTGGTCAAACATTTCATTGCTGATCAGTTACGTGCAAACAAAGTGATCAGCAATTGCATGGACGATCATTTTAATTTCAGTGAGTTAACCTATCCGTTGTTGATCTCTATAGCGCAAATCACAATTATCCAAATTCGGGGGCTTAGCCTCGCCAGTATCTTTGTTTTGCTTTGGGAGTACCTTTTCACATTTTTGGCCATATAGGCACGAGAAAGAGGACGGGAGCAAAGCCGCGCGCCCATATAGCTCAAGGGATTGCGGCAGATTTCACACAGCAACGCGATAGCGTGAGGACACTCGCGTCATTTAGGGATGAGCACCAAAAGTTAACGATAGTGAACATTTTTCGAGGTTTTTTGCAGTCCCTTACCATAAATGCAGGATTGTTTGCGGTGCGCTTTCTGGGTCGGTTTTCGCCTGACCTGACGATCTAATCATGATCGAGCAATTGCATTACTGATTTTTGTGCGTCAATGCGGTCTTGAACCCATTGGTGAGCACGCTCAGTGGCCGCTCTGGCTTTCTCTATCTGCTCTTTCTTGTTGTATGTTTCCTGTACAGATGTTAATGAATGGTTAAGCATGCGTTCAGCCACAAACGTATCGGTGTCCACTTCGGTCAAAACGTCACGAAAAGCCTTTCTCAAGTCGTGAGCCGTCCACGTTCTTCCGCTTACTCGCTGTATGCTCTTGTTTGCTTGAGTCGGAGTGAGTGCGCTTCTACAGCTTCCACGGAACAACCACACCCCGTCATATCCTTTTTTGAGTTGCCATTGCTTGTGACGCTTTAACCACTTAATTGTCTCGTCAGTGAGTGTCACTTTCAGCTCTGGTGAATCGCCTTTGGTCACCTCTTCAGGAATCGTCCACGTCTTATCAAACAGGTCAAATTGTTCCCAACGAGCCAAACGGGTCTCACCAATGCGTGTTCCGTGAAGTAGAAGCAACATGGCCAGCATGATGTCGTTTGAGTGTTTTGCCTCGTTCAGTTGTTTGGCAATAGCAGGAAGGTGACGCGCTTCCAGCTTGCTTGGCTTCGGCTTAATTTTCTCTTTGACGAACTCACACGCTTTCATGTCTGATATTGGATTGATGTCTAAAAGATCAGTCTCCCGAGCGCGAGCAAAGGCTGTTTTAAGCACGCCCCACGCGAGATAGATAGTCGATATTGAATAGTCACTCTGAATCTTGTTAAAGAACGTCTGAAGCAGAACAGGGCGGGATATATCAACCAATTGCAGGTCAGCTATGTAGGGTTTTAAATAGCAATTGATTGCCGTCTTAATTCCTGACTTTCTTAATTTGCTTAGCGCCTTGGTGTTTAAGGTCTGCTCTAGATGCCAATCAAGCAAGTCGGAAACCGTCACAAAGTGGCCAATGACAGCTTTTTCAGCAGCAAGGCCGGACGCCAGATTGATTTGAATTTGCGGCATCATGTCACGAATCAGCGCGCACTTAACCAGCGGCCAACTACCTAACTTTTTATAACGAATCTTCCCTTCACAATAAAACCAACTGCCTTTCGTTCTATCAGTCAAGTATCGAAATCGCACAGGTAATGACGGGTCGTTAATTTCTCTAACGTCT